TGCATCCGCTTGCAGAACTCAATGAGATCGTCGTGTGCTGACTGATTATACTGTCTCGTGGAGAGTTCTCCCACGATCTTGTCTATCTCTGCCAACTCTTCAGGGCTGAACGAGTCCAAGTTGTCCAGCATGTGCTGTATCTCGGCGGGAGAGAAGTCCATATCCTTAGCTAAGTTAGTTAAACTAACCATCCAGCCCTAGCTCCTTGTCCACGTCGATGGCATCGGCGTCCAAAACTACGGCGTCCTCGACCTCTGGATTCACTAGCCGTGACAGCTTCTCGCGCAGTGTGTCCTTCAGGTCATCTGTAGTCTGGTGGGTAACTGTCACCTCAGACTTCTCCGCGAACAACCCTACATCACTGATCTTACCCAGCAGCTCCAAAGCACGGATGCGGATACGTGGATCAGGGTTTTCTGTCTCTTCTATCAGCTTGTTTGTCACCAAGTGACGTACCTGTGTCGCGCTCTTGACCACCGAATGCCCGAAGTCTTTCAGGATTTTGTCCGTCATAAGCAGGGTTGCAGGAGTCAAGTTTGCCACCCGTTTCGGGGTTGCGGCCTTAGACGTTTTATCAGGATCACCCGCATACGCCACAGCCAGTGCAGCGGCAGCATCCTTATCAGCGTTGCTCGGTTTTACCTCTAAGCCATTGGCGTGCAAGTACTCTACCGTCTGAGCGGCAGCGGCAGCTTTGACACTTAGGTCTTTCATCTCCGGTGCAGGGCGCATCGGCACCCCACGTTCTGGTTCTACATGTATCGCCATTCCATCCACCCCTATTTCATTTGAGTATAAAAAATTTTTTCCGCCTTTTCAATCTGGGACTCCTAACTGCTTTTTTCAAACTAGGGGGGTGGGGTACGCATAGCGCGCCGAAACAGGGTGGGGGGTGTCTAAGTTATTGATTGCATTAGGTAGTTTAGCACCAAACCCTGCTAACGCATACTCTTCTTCAAAGCCCGATTTCGTGGAAAACGAAAAAATTCGCGCAAATCTTTATTACAGAGATGTGCCACGCGTGCCGCCATGCAGGGGGGTCGGGGGTAGGTGGGGGTCGCTATGTGTCAGAAAAGGTAGTGAGTCACTACGATTGGCGTCATATGACGGCTGATAACGAGACAAGAGACACCAAAACATGTATACTGGTTACATCAAACGGCGACATTGATCGTTTGATTAACGTCTTTGAAAGGACACAACATGACACACGTAACAATCAACGCTGAAATCGAAACCGTAGTTCGCGATTGGGCAGCGACAACAGTCAAGACTGACATCGCTCGCATCAAGCGCACCGACATCTTGCGCAGCGCAGGCTGGACATCGGCACATTGTATCAGCCCCAAGTCAGATGGCAGCGAGGCCAGTGATGAGAGCTGGGCTTTCTTGAAGAATACCATCAACTCAGGTTTCCCGAAACAGGCTCAGGCCATGATGGAAATGAGCGCCAAGGTCTGCGGCGATAAGACTGTCAACGGCCAGACGCGGGCATATTGGATGCGCCAAGCCAACGCGGTGATCGGCGACATCAAGACCCAACTGAAACGCCGTGAGGATATCGCCGCAGAGATTGCATCGGGCAAGAGCGGAGCGGACACTCGCACGGTTTCGGTTGAAACCAAGGTTCGCGAATTGCTCAACGATGCAATCAAGCGCATCCAGAAAGCAGATGAGTTTGATTGCTCAATCGATCTGGATGATCTGACCACCGGATTGGCAAACCTCGCCAAGACAATCGGCTAACCACCACGGGGCGGCAACCACGCCGCCCCTAACCATCACGTCTTTGAAAGGACATACGATGCAGCACATAGGCCAATATAGCTATCACATGATATCGCGGATGCCGCGGCACGATCTACTCAAACGCAAACAATACCTAATCGATCAACTCGGGGAAAGCACATGGAATACTATCGACACGTTAAACAAATCATTCTGGAAGATATCCGCGAGGTCGGAGTCACCCGTGCAGTTATCCTTTACCTTACGACCGCCACAACAATAGGTCTCTGGTTTGTTGCCATCCTTTTCATCTAACCCACACCCCGCAGCCTTTTGGTTGCGGGGTTTTTTTGTGTCTACATTTCTGTACGAATCTCACTACCCGATTGAAGCCAGTTCTCAGAGCAGCATTGCGCCACAGCATGTATGCAGGGACAAAGCCCTTATTTTTATAATGTTCCACAATAATGTTCCTAATGTTCCAGAAGAAGTTCCAAAACACCCATTTGCAAGTACCTGTTTTATTATAATGTTCCTAATGTTCCTAATGTTCCGTCTTTAAAAATATACCCTATTACGCGAGGCACCCCCCTCTTTTTGCGATGTTCCGCCTCACTCAACAACGTCGCTCACCCCTCCATAATTTCAGGAACAAACGGAACAATAGAACTTTACTTTGATAACAAGACCTTACAAAGACCACCAAACGAACATTCAAGAACATTAACAAAACGTCACGATATACCACGACACATAAAGAACATTCCTCAGAAAACTTGACATTCACGAACATTCATGTTACATTAGTATATGTTGTGGTCAATCGGACAACGCGCCGTGACCCCGACCTCGACTACCAAACCGTAGTGACTCACTACCAATCAAGGAGACCAAACCATGCCTATCAAAGCCTACTGCCAATCATGTGACCAGCCGTTCGATCTTCGCCGAAAACAACTCGGGTACAACTTCTGCCTAGAGTGCGGCGACTACCACGCGAGTAAGCAACGCGCCGGATGGACTGTAGCACCTATCGCGCACAAGCAAGGCGCAACCCTCGTCACCAACCGCAACGACCTCAAGGGTCTCAACAAGTATTCGCTGTAGGAGAATGGAGATGATCGAAGCGGCTATTAAAAATTACTATGGCGAACGCTGTCCTGACTACGATGCCAATTGTGTCGTGTGTCAAGTATGGCGAGAGTTTGACACGCTTGAGGCGGGATACAGGAGAACAACTGCACACGCTAATAAATGTACAGCAGAACAACTCTACCATATGTTCGTAAACGATGGGCATACCAATGTGTCTGTTGTCGAAACTGATCCCACCGATGTCATTATGGAAGCCGCAGGGTTTGCCGGTAATGAATTATTTCAGACGCACGAAGTCGTGGCGCTAATGCAGAAAGCCTTCGACAAAGGTTGGGATCAGACGGGAGCCGCGGCCACGTCGCTGCATAAAGATTTCCCTTACATGCACAACCACAACAGGGACGAGCACGTAGTGCGGTTCCTCAAAGAAGCAATGCTAAAACACACAGGAGAAGAACTATGAATATGATTAGAGTAGAAGACGAACTTTCAACAGCAACGGTGGCACAAAAAACCGCAGTGAGTAACTTGCTAACACAGACCACCCTGCAAGGTAGTGTCTCACTACCGCCACCCGCGCCAACCGAAGCGCCGACACTCGCGTCCGCTGCGATGCTCGTCGAACTCAACATATCGAATTGGGCTGGTCGCAAGAAGGACACGCGCGCGTCCGCCGATGTAACCTCCGCCAACCATGCCGATACAGGTGTGGCTAGTGTGAACAAAAAGCTACTCGCGAACAACGACGACCTCAAGGCGATACAAACACACGTCACCGCAATGCGTAACTCGCACGCGGCCATGACAATGCCGTGGTCCAACTCTGGGCTACGTCTGTTACCCACCGTGCAATATTTCAAGTATGTGCAAACCATGTCTGATATGGTCAACGAGCTATGGTCGCTAGTGAATAATTTCTTGGCTAAATACAACGACGCTGTGATTGATGTACAACTCAAGCTGGGCGACTTGTTCTCCCATGACGATTACCCGACAATCGAAAAGCTACAGCGTAAGTTCAACGTGTCGATCAACTACATGCCGCTGCCTGACGCAGGTGACTTCCGTGTGGACATAAGCAACGATGCCTTGCGTGAAGTCAGAGAGCAGTATGCTGACTTCTATACCAAGCAGTACAACACCGCGATGAATGACGTGTGGACACGTTTGCATAAGACACTGACTAATATGTCTGACCGGCTAGACTATAGCAGCAAAGAGGACAAGAAAGTATTTCGTGATAGCCTCGTGGGTAATGTCAACGACATGATAGAACTTCTTCGTGTGTGTAACGTGACAGGATCAACACAGATGGCGCAGATGGCAGACCGCCTAGAGGCTGCGATGTCAGGCGTCACACCGGATGGACTGCGTGAGGACGATGCCTTCCGCGCCGAAACCAAAGCGGCAGTAGACGCCGCGATCAAATCACTGCCAAGTTTGGATATATGATGTTTAAAATTGAGAAGGATGTGCCCCTGCCTACAGGCGGAAGAGGGAGGAAAAAAGGAGATTTGCGAGTTGCGATGGAGTCCATGGAAGTTGGCGACAGCCTTGTTGTTCACGGGACGCTTGCGTGCCAGCTTTTGCAGAACGCTAGGATAATTGGCTTCAAAGCTACAACTAGAACAACCCCTGATGGTGGAGTTAGGGTTTGGAGGACAGCATGAATATCACAGTCAAGGTCACAAACAACTACGGCAGCAGAGCCGTGTACCCCGTGTGTAGAGCGGGTAAAATGTTTGCGATGATAGCGGGGACAGTGACACTAACAGACCCGACTATCGCCCTAATCAAGCAGCTTGGGTACGAAGTCCAAGT